TTATACGCTGGGAACATAGCGCCTGGGTTACTTGGGGTAAAATCTGGCATAAATCACCTAAAAAAATCGGGGGAATTGCTTCCCCCTTTAAAACTAAGTTGCCTTAGTATGTAGCAAAACGATCCAGTTAGTAGCCGACTGTCGGATACACTGAACGCCTTGAGTTGTAGCTACCGAAACTCCTGTAGCTCCAGCAATACTTGTGTTTATTGTCTGCGAACTCTGAGCATATACACGAACTGCATTTGCTCCGTTATTAGCTATATAAACACACTGTCCTACTGGGCATGTAATTGGCAAACGAACACCGCTATTTAACGCTGCTGTACCAACCAAGTTGACAAACGAGGTAAGTGTTAAAGCGTCGGTAATAGTTGTGCCACTTGCTGTGAGAGCGCCGGAAGCTGCATACGTTGGAGCTGCGCTAAGAGTGTTGGTTGACAACACACTAGCCTGTTCTCCAGGCATACCCAATCCCATCAAATCTTCTAATATAGGCATAAATCCTCACAAAAAGGGGGGTATTGCTACCCCCCATTTAGGTTAGTTGACTCGTAGGTGATCTACTGAGCCAAGCTCTACAGCAGCCGCAGGAGTTGTTGAAGCAAGTCCAACACCGCCTTTGATTAGTGTAGTAGAAGCATCGTCAGCCACACCTGCTGTTGCAGTTGTGTTAAGGTTAGCCTTAGCAACATAACTTGCAGCTACCTTTCCACGAATACCCTTACCTACACCGCCGCCCATAGGGCCGCCGATCCAGACCCAAAGATACTCATTATCAAGAGCAGCTACCTGAGCTACTCCAACCATGAGTGCATTAGATCCAGCATTTGTAGTTGTTAGCATAGCAGCCTGACCATCAGCCTCGATTTTAACGAAACCGTACTGATCAATAGCTCCATCAGCTTGAACAAATACGAAGTCACCCTCTACAAGCGATCCTACAGTCGTTACCGGTACTGGCAACGGAAGAGTATCTGTTGTGAAAGTTTTCTTATAATTAACACCAAATGATCCTACCTGTGACATATTCCAATCCTCCTAATTAAGCGTAAATTACACCCTGGAGAGCCGGAGCTGAACAGCATAGGTTTCCTTCAACGATAATTACGGTGAAGAAAGCATCCTGGTCAATCGGACGGTCCATAGTTGGCGTTAGTGGCTTAAAGTCAGCTCCACGAACCATATCGAATGTCCAATACTTAGTATTGAGCAATCGGCATGAATTCGACTCAAGAACTGACGATCCGTATCCACCATCGAACACGAAATCGCATCCGTCATAGCTAAGAACACGGAAACCAGCTACAGCCTTCTTTGTAGGAAGCTGAATACGCTGAATTGCAGTTAGTGAGCTATGGAGGTGCTTCCAAGCTGTACGATCCATGAGACCAAGGTCCGGTGCTTCAGAGCCACGAGTTAGGCGGCTGATAACATCGGTAATGTTCTCCTGAACGTTTGCAGCGGTTAGAGTTACGTTTGTTGCGTAGTTTCTAGCCCAAAGGTTAGCAGTACGATCAATTCCACCGTAAGTACCAGAAGACGGAGAAGTCGAAACGGCCTTCTTAACACCGTCAAACTCTAGTCCACCAGCTCCAGTTCCATCGCCACGAAGGGAGGTAGAAACTGTATTCTTTAGGCGCTCAATAGCAGCTTCCATCTTAGCCTCAGCTAAATCAAGCAAAGCAGCCTCATCACGATTGGCACGCTTCTCGCGTCCGTTCATCGCTACAGGCTCATAGCACTGCTTAATTTGGAAACGGAAAGCTGTAAGGTCATCAATCGAGGATAGGTCAAACGCCTGGTATCCCTGATAGAATCCACCTACTGCTGCATCGTTATACATTACTGGCTTACGGAGCTCATAGCCGCCGCCAATCTTCTTGATTCTTCCCTTCTCGTCCAGAGTTGAGGTAAGCGGGTTGTGGTGAAGTACCAAATCCGCTATCTCTTCTGACTGATCCCAGAGGGTTGATACAATTGCCTCTTCTAAATTAGCCATTTTAGTTATCCCTTAAAGTTTATGGGATAACCGTATGGCTATTCTCCTATGAATCGCCTCCGCAGGTTATCCCCTATTGATTTTGATTGTACCCTGGGAGTCCCGCTACCGGCGGAGCCAGATATTGATTTGGCAGCTTGTTTCGCCTTTTGAGCTACTGCTTGCTGCTGCTGTATTACCGGCTTTGCGGTCATTTTTTGAACGAGACCGGAGAAAGTCGGATTGCCGTTTACTACATAATTGTATGCAGTCTCTAGTACTTGCTCAGGGGAGGAATACCGCCCTGTAGCATTAAGAGCCTGAACAACTGGAGCCATCTCAGCCTCTAATTGAGAAGCTGTTTCTGGATCCCTGAATAACGGCTTGTTATTCATAAATGAGTTTACTACCTGTTGGTTGTAGTACTCAAGTGCCTTTTTTTCGTTCTCCGACTGAATTGACTGAAACCGCTCCTCAGCTATGCGCTCTGCATCTTCCCTAGTTAGGTACTGCGGCTGCTGAAACTCCTGCGGCTGATAGTTGCTTAAATCTTGCGGATTAATTCCGTAAGAGTTCAACCAATCAAGGGCCGTCTCTACTGGATTAGCTTGCATAGCTTTATCCCATGCAACGGCTCGCCTGGTAACATCAGCTATGGAAATACCGTCCCTAGCGTACTCGTCTTCGTACTGCTTGATTGTCTCGTATAGCCCAGAGGTTTGACGTTTTAGCTGTTCAACCTCCTGCATTTTTCGGCTATAGTCTGAGCGTGTTTCGTAAGCCCTACGGTTTAAATAGGATTGTAAAACATGAGCATTGGCAGGAGTCGGGTTAAGAAAAGCGTCCTTTTCGATAGCGTTCATGTCAGCGGGGGGAGCCAATGGTATAGGCGCTGGGGTCGTAGCCTCTTGAGAAACTACGGTGCTGCTATCGGCAGATTCCTCTGCTTGGCTAGTTTCTGTATTACCATCTTCCTCTTTACCACTGCTTTTAAATTGCTGTTTTAGGGACTGCCTAATCGATAAACTAGCCGGTTCACGCTCTACGGTAAGCTCTGTATCTGTAGGGTTTAAGATCTCGTTATCTTCCATTTCTATACCTATCTATTATTTTGTTGCTTAACTCTTTGGCCATCCTGCGAGTGGATGCGCCCGACTCGTGGTCGGGGATGTACCCTCTATCGTAGGAATTGCCAACCTCAATAGCTCCAGCAGCCTTATAGGCCGCCCGTAGCTTTGATTTACTGGTATAGACTTCTTTAGGATTTAGCGGATTGCGAGTAGGTTCCATTTCGTCTTGGATAAACAAGTCACGAGCATTGGACTGCGCTCTACGCTCTACTTGCTCTATTGGAACTACTTTCTGTTTAACGTGACACCACTGGAACAGTTTGTATTTTGTCATAGGTCTATTTTTGCTAACCACATTAAAGCCTTCAATCGCTTTATACGGTTATTTCGTTTGCGGGTAAACTCCTCAGCTTTACGTTCTGCTTCTTGTAGCTGTAAGAACGCTTGCATTTCCATCTGTCTTGCCGCTTCTACTGCTACGGCATGGCGGGTCATTACTTCCTGCTGTAAGTCCTTTATAGCCTGAATCGCACGTTTTTGCTCATCAATTCTTTCAGATATTTGAGATTCTAGTTGCGCCGCTTGTAACGACGCTTCTTCCATCTTTAGCTTAATCTCAGCCTTACGAAGTGCTTTCTGCTCTTCTATCTCAGCTAATATTGCTGCTACAACTTCAGGCGAATCTGCTGGAACATTGGTTGCATCAATGGCATTTAGCTCTTCTACGGTATCTGCTCCGTATATAGCTTCGTAGATTAGCTTCTTCCAGTTGCGTAGCTCTCTGGACTTTTGCTCTACCTGTGGCCGCTTTTGCCTAGCTTTTAATAGCTGTGCTGCTATCTCTTCTTCTTCTTTAGACTCTGACCGTTTGCGCTTATACCTGGTAAGAATATCAGAGGTATCAATAACGCTAGAAACGGATGTAACAGTAGGTAAAAATATCTGCGCACTAGAGCCAAGCAAGTTAAGCGTTATAGTTTGAACGCTACCTACTTGTGTAACTGTCGGTAAGAATATTTGTGCGGTCGACTCTAGCCGGTTAAGTGTAATGGTCTGAGCGCCACCAGCCTGAACTACCGTAGGTAAAAAGATTTGAGCAGTAGACTCTACCCTATCTAGGGTTATGGTCTGAGTAGCAGATTGACTTTGTAGGAGCGTTAAAAAGCTCATGCGTCATTTCCTTCGCCCCCAGGCGGATAGACTGGCTCATCCCCATTGTGTACTGGTATTTGGTTGTCTGGATCTGGAACCATTTCATCGTATAGGAATGGTGCGTAATAAGGAGTTAATCCGTCCCAGACAATTTTAGCAACACACTTTTGTTGATAAAAAACGGCATAGAGGGGCATGTTAATATTCCTCTACAACGACAACTAATCCACCAGCTCCATTTCCGCCCGAACCGCTACTTGCAGCGCCTGTAGCCGCAGCTCCGCCGCCGCCTCCACCTGTCCCGTAATTGCCGCCAACTCCGCCGTTTCCTCCAGAAAGAACAGCGCTCCCGCTTCCTCCTCCTGCGCCAGAAGTTCCTATCCCATTAGTTAATTGCGAAGTAGTTAAGTAATTATTAAGAAGTTGCAGCGCATAATTATTTAAACCATCAGATCCATTTGCGCCTGTTCCAGCACCGCCACCAGCTCTTACTGCTGATTGTGTGCCATTTATATTAAAAGCTCTTCCCCCTGCTCCGCCTGCTCCTGTTGCATTGGCTCCGCTAATACCACCACCGCCAGCTCCGCCAGCGGCACCAACGGATTGCATTGATACCGCTGATGCCGCAAGTCCTCCTGCGTTACCTCCAGCCGTACTAGCTACACCAGGAATACTGGGATATTGCGGAGGTGTGCAGTTTGCTAACGCGCCACCTGCTGCTGCGCCAGGAGCGGCAGTAGATCCGCCGCCACCACCTGCTCCAAATCGACCAACAACTAAAGTTCCAAATGAGGAACTAGTTCCGGCCCCGCCTGAATTTCCAGTGCTTGCAGTACCGCCGATTCCGCCAGTTCCTCCAGCACCAACTGTAATTGTTTCAGTTGCGCCAACTTCTGATGTTAGTAAATAACGAGATGCTATTGCGCCACCACCGCCTCCAGCTCCACCTGTGCGAACCGTTGAAGCAGCTCCTAAAGCTCCAGCACCACCGCCACCACCTGCGCCTACGCAAACAACATAAACTGCTTTTAGTCCAGCTTGCTTTGTCCAAGTAGCGGAAGACGTATACTCACGAATAATGCGAAGGCCACCACCAGGTAGCCTGGTTAGTGTACCTGTAGAACTCATATTGTAATTGCCTCAGCGGGGATAGTTATCTGCGTATTGCTTGTATCTACTCGCCTAACATCAATCTGATTAGCGTTAGTTATTCCAACTACAAGCCTAGAAGAACCGCTAAGAATTGTCATAGCGTTACCAGTTGCGCCTCTGCGGTACTCAATAGCAACTGAAGAGGTATTAACTATATCTAGTGAATTGCACGTCTGAGAACTAAACGCAGTATAGTTTGTCCCTGTAGCTGCTGTTGTTACGCTCATTATAGTAACGCTATTAGCAGCTGGAACTGAAGCTGGCATTGGGTTAGTTACTGCAATATCTCCGTCAGTCACGCCGTCAGTTCCACGAGTAATTTTTACCCGCTGAAAAAACACGCTACTAACATCATCAGCCGCTATGTTTGCACCGGATCCTATTGTGTACCCTAAATTATCGGCCATAAATCTCCTTTAAAGTGCAAAGATTCCAGAAGCATTAAACTGAACATCAATGTTGTTACCGTTTGGCGTGACAGGTAATCCGCTTGCTGCTACATCAAGATACATGATCAGCGGGGATGTAGCTGCTGAGCCTGTATCTTTGTAAATGATAAGAGCTTCAACCGAAGAGCCGGATACAGAGGTAAAAGTTACATCTGCCGCATCAAAGACGCCGTTAGTTATTGTCTTTGACGCTAGCGTTGCTGCTGTTCCTACTATTGCAGAACTTGCAGAACTCCAAAACTCATCGGTTGAGCTATAGGTGTAGACGCCAGTATCTATCAAAGCTATCTTGATAGTATCAGTCGGCATATCGATTAAAGCATCAAGAAACTTCTCTTTAGCTTTAGGATAGAGTGCGTTTGCCATTATTCTAATTCAATCCCGCTAGGGTTGCCTTCTTCGTCTAAAGTTATTCGTTGTACCTTTACTTCTGGTTGCTCTGTTATCTCAATCGCCGTTGGATTGCCATTGTCGTCGGTGATTATTTTGCCTGACTTCTTACGGCCTGTCATTCCACCCATACCGCCCATGCTCATTAGCCTTGGCGTATTAACCTGTTCCATGCGTAACCTGACTTGCTCTAGCGCTTGTTCAGAAGCAAGTCTGCGCTCTTCCATTAGCTTTTCTGACTCAGATAACTTAATCCGCATGTTCTCAAGCTCAAGGCGCTGTATCTCAAGGATATGCGACATCTGCTGAGTTTCTTGCTTAATAAGGTTTTTATCTGCTTCAGTCTGAGCCATGGACTGAACTTTAAGCATATCGACCTGAACAGCCTGTCCTTTGATTTGAACTTCCTGTTGGTCAATAGCAAGGCGCTGCTGTTCCATGTACTCTTTAAATTGCTGCTCTTGTACTCGAAGCTGTGCCTCAAGCTGATCACGCTGCATTTTAAGCTGTTGCTCTTGAGCTGCAAGCTGATTCTTAACGGCTTTGTCTTGCATTTCCATCTGAGCAGCTTGAAGCCTAGCTTGCGACTCAACTTGTGCGATCTGCATACGACCTTGGATCTCAAGGGTCTTAGGATCTGGAGGTGGCGGCTGCTTGGCTGCCTCTTCCTTAGCTTTGGAGATTTGCTCAATCTCTTTAAGTGCCTTGCTAAACAACCCGTCAATTTCCTTACCGCCCTTAAAGCGCTTGATAAAGTTTTGGAATAAAGACAAGCTAAACTGAGCTAGTGGCGGGTATTGCTCTACTAGGCCACGCATTTGGTCAAAGAATCCACCAGCGGCCTGAATAAGCATAGAGCCTTCCTGCTGCTGCTGTTGCTGATCGATAGCTACCATAGAGTCGGAAGCTATTTCGATACGGTAATTACGCTTGGTATTATCCCTAAATATTTCTAAGATCTGCTGCTTCATCTCATCGATAAGCTGTAGCGGGTCCGGTTGTGGCGGTGCCATAGGTGGCATTGGTGCCATTCCTTCTTCCATCGGCATCCCTTCTGGTCCTGGCATTGGCTCAGGAGCTGGGGGAGGTGGCGGGATAAATATTGTAGGCTCGATTAAAGCGTCTGCGTCTGCTGTTTCAAATATGCGCTCTGGATCGAATTGCTCTGCAATTATCGTGCCAAGGTGCATAATGGCATCAGAGATAAACTTGCAGAACATGTTCTGGCGCACGATTAAGCCAAGGGACGACCAAGCACTTTCAAGCCTGTTAGCTGTAGCTGACTTGTATTGCTCAGATGTTCCACGCAATAGGTCTGATACTTTTAGTGTTTCGTATAGTTGCTGTAATGCTGATTGCCGGTTTTGCTGTAGCGTATTAAGTACGCTTACAAACTGCTCAACTGGCAAAAACTCCATGCCGCCCTGTAGCCCACCACGCCCCTTGTTAGCCGTCCAGCCAGTAACGCCGATACCTTTTAGGTCATCTTGAAACAACTGCTCAAGGTAATCACCCATAGCAGCGTCATAAAGGAAGTTAGGCCGTACTGCCTGAGTTAGCGCATGAATACGGGTAGTAAGACGCTCAACCTCAAGGATTTGGTCTTTAACATGAGAGTAGTCAGATACTGGGATTACGCTGTTAGGGTCTTGGGTTTGTCTAATAACAGAACAAGGGTAAAAGCCCTCAAACTTGATAGGCGGCTCTGTCTCTTCAATTAGAACATCTTCGTAATTGGTCTGAATCCAATAAACTTTATTAGTGGCTTCACACCAGATTTCCCAGATTTCAGCTTTACCTTCAAACTTCTCATCCTGTCGGCTAGCCTCTTTCTTGCTAGTTTCTGGAACACTATCGTAGTTTAGTTTATCCGCTTTTTCTTCGCCAAATAAAGCCGTTGCTTCGTCCCTATCCAAGAAGGCACGTTTTGCTTGCCATTCGACTTCGGATTCGTTTCTTGCGTCTGAGCAGCGGTAATCTGAGAATTGGACAACCTCAAGAATCGCTTTCTCACTGACCTTTTGCTCCACCTCAACGGAAGAGATGAGAATACCGTTAGATGCCTCAGTAAACCCTTCAGTATCTCCTTCATACGGTGTGCCATCTCCTTGAATTAGAGCGCCGCTAGGGTCACGAATTACAGCAATTTCCTGAAATACTTTTTCAAACTTTGGAGCGTACCTAGCCCATAATACAGCCTGGCCGGTTAGTAAGAACTGCAAAGCTGCGTTGTAGCCGACCTTATCAAAGCTAAAGTGGCAATCCATTGAGTATTGGGTATTGCGCTCAAGGATAACGCTACCAAGCTCATAAGAAAGCCCCCCTGCACGTTTACGCAGATTTACTTCAGCCTTGGGGGTTGAGCTGTAGTAAGCAGGTAGTAGCGTATTAACGCAATACCACCATACGTTCAAACGACGGGGAGCATCTTTTAGAGTTTCAATTTCTTTAATGCCATTAAATACCTTAATGGACTCTTCGGCTGATTTGATGAACTTTTCGTAGCGTCTATCGGCTTGAGTGATTTGGGATTTCCACCAGCGAGGCGAGTATTTTTTAGCTAGGGGCCGAATAGTTTTATTTTTCATATTTGAGCGCGCTTATTCCTAGCCCTGACTTTAGATATATAACTTTGTAGTTTAACCATGCCCCTGTTTAATACTTGTTCTGGCTCTTCCCACTTAGAATCAATTAAACGTGTCTTGCAGAGATATCTTAAAGCATCGACACCGTGATCGTTACCCTTGCTATCGAGATCCTCTGGCTTTTGTTTGTCTATTGACATAGATGGTAAAGTCTCTAGCAAATATGGGCAAGTGGCAAAGAAGTATAGAAGCGGTGGGTTAGATGTCAATCTTTGCCGTATTTGTGACCAGCCTGAAATACGGTCGTTATCAGCCTGTCTAAAAGACGGATGCTTATACTTAGAAAACACAGTATTAAACTGGTCATTAATTGTAGGACCACCCTGATTATTAAAGATGCTAGGGTCAGCAGCGCAGATAGGCGTTTCTCCTACTGATAGTGCTGCGATTCGTTCGGCCTGAGTGACGTTATCAACTCCTTTGCCCCATAGTTCTCGATATATGATAATTGACCCTTTAGGATATGGTACTTCCTTACCATCGTCAGTACGTCCACTACTAACAGCACCCCAGACAGCAGCAAAAGGAGAGTGATAGCCCCAATCATAACCCATATAACGGGGCCAATGCTTAGGTACGTTGAAAGGAGAAATGATATGTTTAGAGCTAAACTCAGGAAAGTAACTTCCTTCATGGATTTCAAAGTCTCCTTCTAGCCAAGCTCGCACAAGTTCAGGGGATCCTACCATGTGCAAGCGGTTAATATAATCAGGGTCACGAGCAAGTAAGATTTGGTTATCCGTTACCCTACTTGGAATATAGATATAATCGAAACTAGCTCCGTTGGGTAAGTCTTTTTTTAGGAGCTTCATTCCTTTAGGTGCTGGCTTGATAAATAGCGCCTTTAGCCAGGAGTGACCTATACCGCCAGGGTTAAAGGTTAAAATGATTTGACCGCCGCCTTTACCTCGCAGTGCTCCGAATAGCTTCCAGATAGGGGAAGGGTCGGCATAGTTACCGGCCTCTTCTATAGCGCAATCTGAGAGGTTTTGACCCTGGTATTTTTCAGCATCAGCATCATTAGCTAAAGGTCTAAAACGTAGGCGCCCACCGCCTAAGAAGGTAAATTGCTTTTTCTGGTCCTGGTAATGCGCTTTAAGCGGGAGGTATATCTGTTTGGCACGTTCAATAAGGTCATCAGCTTGAGGAAGTTCTTTACGAAAAAAGATAGCATTAAAGTCCTGCCCTAGTTGTTCTTGCTTAATTGCAAACTTACCTAGTACGCCGTCGGTCTTACCTCCGCCTCGTGCACCACCGTAGCCAATAAGCGTGATAGGGCAATTAACCAGGGCCTCCTGCGGACCCTTTTGCGGCTGCCATACGATATTGATATCTAAGTTTTCCGTCATTTGCGGAAGGTTACAGCATCTTCGCTATAAATCCTATCAACTTCGCATTTAGGATTCTGACATACAAAATATTCGCCTGAAAGCCCAGCAAAGAAACTAACGTAAGGCGTCTCTTCACCCACCTTTTCTAAGGTTAAAACCTCACACTTAGGGCACCGCATTACTTGTCTATCGTTTTCTTTGAAGCTGTGCTCGATCCCCATAGTTATTCCTTAAAAAAGTGGCAACGCTTCAGCTTCGTCTGAGTTCTCCAGGTATCTCGATATTGCAGCAATAGCCAACATGGGCTTCGTCATCAGCGAGATGGTCGTCTGCTTTATCCCTAGCGTTTTAGCGCATAAACTACGTTGCCTTATGTTTATTTACCCCCCATACCTTATCGTATTCCTCTTCTGTAATTTTGTGGTCCAACAATCGAAACCCTCTACCGCACCATCTTTTAGTACAAACCACGATAACATTATCAGTAACTATACTTCCTGGCTCTAGACAATTTGGACATAGGTAATAACTAATCTTCTGATTCTTGGGTAAGGTACCTTTGAACAAACTCTTCTTTGGACATCGGCTTGGCACTAACCACACTCCTAATCTCGCCCGTAATCTCCAGAGTCTGCTGCTCTGACCAACCAAGTTTAGTCTTTAACAGGTGTAGTAGGATAGGAGTATTTCCATTCATAGCCTCAGCTATAGCCACAGTAGCCAAACCCTTCTGCATCTGGCTTTGACCCTCTAAAAACTCATCAGAGTAATACTTGTCTAGAAGGTAGGTGCTAATCCTAGCAGCTAAGGCCGTAGAGCTTTTAGATAGCCCTAAACGCCCCATATCCCTAATCTGTAAGGCTAACTGCTCATCCCTTTGGTGGTCTCTAGTTTGGGGTATCTCCCGCATTACAGGAGGCAGTACCTCTATTTCAGGATTTTTTAAAATTGGGTCAGCCTCTATAACTTCACCCTGTTTTAAATCGTTTTCATCCATAAATTTTATCCCCTAACTATCAATAACTATACAAGAAACTAAAATACTTAAAAATACCCCATTGACCTTTGTTTTGACTTAACCCCCTAATACCCCCACCCCCCAGTCGAATGGAAGGATCTATTCTATTCAGTACGCACCGGCGTAAAGTTCCCCTCGCCCCTAAGGGGTATCACACTAACACAACACAACCGTAATACTAGCTCTTAAACTAGCACAATGTTTGAGCATACATAGCGGAATTTTATATGAAAGGTTAGGTATAGACTTAACCGGTACCCTACTCATTTTCAAATTTGTTAGCTTTTTGAGATTTATAGCCTAGGATTCCAGCTTAAAGCCCTGAATTTACTACCTAAAATCCTAAACCATACCTAGAATCTATAATTGACCGATAAGTATTGTTATATGTCATTAATAAATAACTAAGCGATATCATTAAGTAACTTGCCGAACTCTTCCCATGTCATACCACTAAGTTCTTGTAATACTACTATCTCGCATGGGTGATATGTACGTTTAGTACGCTCTCGATAGCGTAATGCCTCATACTTTAGCCGTAGTATGTCTGCTAGTTGCTTCCTGTTTAAGCCAAGCCGCTTGCGTATCGCTTGATATAGGTTGGCTCTCGCTTGAGGTATCGCATGATAGTGACCTACTTTTATCCTACCATTAAGCTTTGGGAATTGGTGCATATTAGCCAGCATATCATAAGAGTATGAACTATCGCATTAATCGTGCAAGCCTAGCTTCACTCAAAAATAATTATCATTAATTACACATAATCTGTAGACAGAGCCATCTCATTAGTGTAGCTTAATACGTATAGCAG